CACCATCGTTGCCTCGCGCCGCTCCATCATCTTGATCGTGTCTTTCACCGTCTCAGCGCTGCGATACCCTCCGTTAAGGTGAGCGTACCGGTCCGAGAGGTGCCGAGCAATCACCACCGGGAAATAGCCGAGTTTATGCAGTTCCCAGATCTTCCGCTGCTCTTCTTCTTTTACCGGGTAGCCTTGCGCCAATTCAATCAATCCTCATCAATTTGTCCATTATATCTTCATCCGGATCAGCAACTTTTGATTTGATTTTTATTGGCGTCAATTTAATTACCTCCTTCAATCGCATTCGCCATGTTCGTTGCCTCGTAGAGCGCAGCTGTCTTTCCTGCGATATTGTACTGGTACCCGCCTGTTGGGAGTTTCGTGTACTGGAACCGGTTGATCACCGTGTAGAGCGGTTTCCCTTCAGCGTCTCGCAGGCACACGAAGCCACGGGCCGGACGTTCCAGCAATACGATCACATCATCGCGGGTGAGCGTGTCGAACCGCACCGCAGGATCATCGAGGCTTATATGCAACCGCCTCCCCGCATCGGTAATCAGGGTCTTATCGTAGAGCATAGGACTTGGTGAGATCCCGGGGTTGTGATCCATGTACCAGTTCATCGGGTCGAGCCGGCCAGTCTGGATAAAGAACCGATCGCGGTTATTCAGGATCTCGTAGAGGAGCCGGTCGAATGGTTCCGCTGCCTCGTCCTGGTGCCAGAAGATCAGGCCGTAAACCCATATCTTCCAGAGTTTTTCCCGCCGTTCGTTTGACTGGTCACAATCATACCAGCATTCCTTTGCGATATCGTAGAGGATCTTCTGGTTGCCAGTGAGGTTGTCGATCCATGCCTGCGGGATATCGGGCATGATCTGCACCATCTTCCGCAATGGCTCTTTCATCAGCCAGTGGAACATGATCGTCGCTGTGCTCGCCTTTTCCCATTCTGGGGTCCAGTTCAACCCGTCGATATCTCCCGATGTACCCATCCATTTAAGGATCTTGTTCCGGAATTTGATAAGTAGTGATTTAATCATGCTCGTGCCTCTCGGTATATTGCCCAACATCGACAGCCGGGGAAGCGCGGGGGTTCCTGATCTCCCGATGGGAAATCCTCATCGATGGGTATCCATCCTGCCGCGCTGTTCGCCAAACACCCGTCTGATACCTTCCCATCCCCGCTATTCTGCCAGCTCTTTTCCATCTTCACGCCACCGTCTTGGATGGACTGTGCGAAAATGTGATTTCCGGTCTCATACGCACGGGCGCTCTCGGTTACTGCAATGAGCCGGGCGCGGTCCCTGCTGATCGGACCGTCGAATAGTTTCCTGATCTCCTGCCCGGCTTGATTATACGACCATCCTTCACCGAGAGCCGTAACCATGAGCCGTTGTAGGCTTCCCTTTGTCGTGTCCTGGATATCTTTGATGTATTTCAGTGATCCCCCCGTCTCCTTGAAATATTTCACGGCCCGGGGATTGGCGAGGCTGAACGTGGTCTTTGGATCGTACTTCAACTGCCCTTTGAGTTGATCAGCGCCGGATAAGATGCCGTCCTTTTCAACACCGAGAATAACGTTTTGTAAGTCCTCATCTGTCTCTTTTTCAATGTCGGACCATACCTTATTCAGTTTCTTGATCGCTTCGGTTTTGACGGGGTTTCCTGCTTCCAGAGCCTTGATCGGGATATCGGGCGGGAAGTACTCGCGCATCCGCGTAAAGTGCATGAGCGTAAGCCGTGATTGCTCCTCGAAGAATGCGCGAAGGTGCTGCTCGTGGTTGCGGGCGATGCGGTCTTTATCCCTGACCTTCTGATACCCGATGGTTGCCCGTGTGAAGCGGTTGATCGCCCGGGAAAGTATTGGTGGGATCATCCCTTCCTTACCGCCTCTGCCAGTTCGTGCGCCGCTGCTGCCATCTCTTTCTCGGATGCGAGTTTCTGATCTGCCATTGGATCATCGGAGGTGCTGCCGTAGTTCTGCATATCAAACGGGTTCTCCTGCCGTTTGGGTTTCTCCTCATCGCTTCGTTCATCCTCTGGGATCCCGAGCTGTTCCCTGCACCAGTCCGCCGGGCATACTGCATCCGGATCAGTACCGGTCCTGAGCTGGGATATTGCCGTTGCCATCTTTGCAAAGTCCTGCGGATCGGTATCATTCAGCACCATCTTCACGAGCCCGGGTACACCCGTGCGCATGTCGATTACGATATTCCACATCTGTTCAACGTCACGCTGGCAACTCTTGATCTTCTTGAAGAACGCTCCAACGCGAGTGACGGCGGTTGCGTCCGTGGTGCCCTGCCGGAGCCCGAGTAGTTCGCCCGGGATACCCATACCGGCGATTACACGGGTTAAAGAGACATCGGAATACTGCTGCACGTTGGGCACCCCTGCCGTATCATGCATTATCATCTCAATGTCGCCTTCGGTTGGGAAATTATCGAGAGCGTTGATATTTTCAAACTCTTTCTTGAACGCAGTCCAATCGGCATCGGAGGCCTTCGCAGCGTCGGGCCGGTTCTTATTCAGAGCGATCTGCCATTTGGGAGTTCCGTGCAGACAGATGCCGTTTGCCGTGGCCTCAATGACCCTCGTATCGCGCTTGATGTCGTGGATCACCCTCTCGATCAGGGAAATACCGTATGGGGAATCAGGCCGGCTCATGAACTGGTAGTGCAGGACCTGCTTTTTCTCAAGGGGCACCGGAGTACCGAGCGATTCCCCGTTGTTGGCGTTCCGCTGGATGTACCGCATGATAACGCCTTTCTTGTCGGTGTCGAACTCAAAGCACTCTGCCGGTCGGGGGATGACGTTTACGGGCTTCTCTCTCATCTCTCCCCGACCGAGCACGATCTCCGCGAGACCGTCCCGCACGGTGATAGCGTCAACCATCATCTGCCATGTGACATCGTAGACGTTGATGCCGGTGAGGAAATCCTCAACGTCCTTTTTGGCGATCTCTGCCGGGGATAGCGTTTTCTCGGTATTCGCGTCGGGATCTTCGAGCAATGTCGGTTTGCTCTTCTTGTCCTCGTCAATCTCCAGCGTGTAGCCCGCTCCGATAGTGTACAGCGGGTAAAGGTCAACACCCTCAGAGATGTACGCACCCTGAAGATAGATATTCCGGAGATCCCGCATTTTCTTGAAGGTCCGGTTCGGATCCTGGGTGAGATCCGGGATATACATCGATCCCTGCCCTGCGATCCGCCAGTCACGGGCTTTCGCCACTGACTTTACATCTTCCGTTGGCCCCTCGTTGATGCTGAGGAGCCGCTTACCTAATACGTCAATTCTCATGTTTTCAACCCCTCAAAACACTTGCATCGCCCTTCATCAGTGATCATGATTAATTTCAAATTGCAATGCGATTCTGGATCGTGGGAATTGCTGTTAAATCTGCATTGGTGCGCCCAACACGCCACCAAAGATTCTCGGTTGTCTTTCATGTCTTACTCTCCATCTTTCTCCCGGCTGCCCGGAATTGTCCCGTTGTGCCACCGGATAAAACAGTTAATCCCCATACGCACGCATCTAAATGGTTCGGGCTATTCTTGCCCTCTTCTTCCATCTGGGGGGAATAACTGCATTGTTCGTCTTCCAGTTCCGGGAGTTCGCCTACGTGGTGGACCCTTCCCTGCTCATAGAGGTTGGCTATCGGTTCCGCTCTGATAATCTTCCCTCGTGAAGCATGAACCATTTTAAAAGGTATATTGGGGTCGATAGCCTTAATATTTCGCTCTACCAGTTCACCGCCGTTATTGACTTCTCCCACCATAAGATCAGCCTTAAACTCGTGGAATGCGTTGATCGCTGCGTTGCCCCACTCCATCGGGGTTGCCGATTCGACCGTCCGATCTGCGATGACATAGAAATGCGGGGCCGGGTTGCGGGTATCAATGCCCTGGACTGTGATGCCCGTTGCGTTGCTGTTGGAGTTCGATGTTACTGCCGGATCAATGGAGATCACGATCCGGCGCAACTCCGGGTGGGTGACAACTCGGTTATTGTCGATCCATGCCCGTTTCCACAGTGCGCCCTCTAAATCATCCAGCCATGCGCCTTCTTTGAACCGTTTGCGCTTCCGTTCAGATAGCGAACCCAATTCAACCTCAATATAATCGTCGGGGAGGTTGGCCCGGTTGCCTTCCGGGTTCATCTGCAATTCCGCGTAAAGATCAGGGTAAGGGTGGGGTAATTTCGTTACTGGGTTGAGTTTCTTGAAGAAATAGAGATAGAGCCAGTGTGATTTTGTCGGGGGGTTGCAGTCGAAATAAACTTTGTTCTTCAGGATAGTTTTCTGCGCGAGCCTTGTCAATGCTGTTTCGATCGCGTGAAAGCTGATCTGCGATGATTCATTGAAGTAAATCGTTGTATATTCCAGGCCGAGGATCTTATCGACCCGCTCTTTGTCATCCAATCCCCCGATCCAGATCTCCGATCCGTTCTGGAACTTCAGGAAGTAATCGGTTTTGTTATACCAGAAATTGACGCCCTCTTTT